CACCACAAATTTACTGGGACCTGAGGGTGTGGGTGGTTGTTGTGGTTCTGGTGCTGTTATGGTTACGCCAGCGGGTATGTTTACGCCTGAAATTTTCATTTTTTAGTTCCTTAATTGTATTTGATACACTGTATCCACGCCAGTGTTCTGCTGCGGGTGGCTCACAATTCTAAGCCAATTTGTGTTTATTTTAAAAGTAAAATGTTGAATGCTACTTGTGTTACTTAAATTCACAGTAAATATATCAGCCCATTCTGAATTTGGGTAACTACTCTGTGGAGAATTTTCCAATAAACTTCCCTGAATGGTTAGACTGCCACTAAATTCCTGAGTATAGATACTCATGCTATGCTGTGATTCGGAATAATTATTTTCCTGATTTCCAACAAAAGCACTTGATACATACGAATTACTAGAGGCATCAGCCAAAAACCACTCTGTCTGAGTTTGTGTAGCCACTGGTGTAACGTAGCTTTGATTCGTTACCTCCAAATCAAACTTTAAATCGTTGTTCTGATTACTATACAAGGGCTGCTCTGTTTCACCCTGGGGCGATATAGTAATAAACATTTCGTAAAATCCAGGATCAATATTTGTTAGGTCCCCTGGCCCAATAACCAGTGAGCATTGGCCTGCTTGAAGACCAATCACACAATCTTTTGTTAGCATACGAGAATGACTTTGTGGATCCACAATAGTAGCAACTAATCTACTATTGAAAACATTTTGATCTTTTCGATCTCTGTCTGTGATTTTAAAATATATGGTGTTTTCAACACCTTTGTGAACTTTTAGCTCTCTGGTATTCATGCTTCTGTTATCCAAATTGTAACTTTTACCAGTGTATGTTATACCAATTAGCGTGTCATACCGATATAAGTTATTGTTGATTATTGCCATGCTTATATTTATCCTATTTCGGTATTTTTATCGTGACCCACCGGATCTGTATAAATAACTGCGTGAGTGAAAATATTAATCCAGAACTTGAATTTCTTACATGTATAGAATATTGCGACCAGGAATATCTGGGAATAGTAGCCAATAGAGACAACCAATTTCTTAGTTTTTACGATTTTGGGAGTGTTCCCTCCCAGGACATGAGAGAGCATCTTATTTCACTAGGAGATACTTGGTGGTGGCAAAGTAATAGGCAAATACCCATAGACATTTTTTTATTCATGGAAATGCAACCTTTCCGCCCTTACATGAAAACGTTCAGCTTAAAGAAAGCTGAGATAATTTATGGTCCTGTAACCAGTTTACAAAATTTGAACCGCAAAAGGGTTAAGCGCAGGACGCTTCAGCTGATACGCAAAATGGAATCATGATTCTCTGTGCTTTGCTGCATCATTAACCAGTAAATTAAGCTGTACAACAATCACCATTGCAAATGCAATAGCATGCGCTTTCTTGAAATGGTAGCTGCTATCTCCTGGTTTCAACCAGACCTGTTGTTCAACAATATCCCAAGTCTGACCAATTAAATGTTTTTTTGCAGGACGTATCAAAGCCAAAACCATAGCCAATTGTTCCACGCTTGATGGCTTATAGATATTTACTGTATCAAAATGTTTATTGATGTGGTACAATGTTTCAACTATATCAGGATATTCGAGTAAACTCCACTGTGGTTGTTGCCTCACTAACTGGTCCAAATGCGCAGGTGTTTGCACATCACGGTATGCGTAGTTATTTAAAAAGTCAACTTTAAAGAATCCATGATCTGCTGCTTGTTTGTGTTCCATGGCAGCAAACCCCTCCAGAGGATGTACTGGAATTTGTTGAAAGTACACACCAGTATTATGCTTGGAATATACTCCATTGTTTTCCACACTGGCTGGTGTACACTTTAGATGTTTTAGCAACAATGATCTGTCTGCTAGATCTATGTCTACATCAAAATCAAAACTGGTCGTCATCATCAAAATACTCCGATTGATCTCGGCCCATCATAAACATTATAAAGAGTACTACGGTTGTCCTAATCACAGCCCATACTATTATACTAACTATCAGAAACCAAAATAACATATCCATGAGAATTATACACGTTTTTTGTGTTTTTCAGTGTTACCGTCCTTAGCTTTTGCGCCCCTAGCCATTTCAGACTGATAACCGCGCTCCCTGGAAAAAATTAAATCTCGATCTAAATCTTTTCGGCCACGGATAGCACGTATCACTGCGTTTAACTCCTGTTCCCTTGAAGGTGTCTGGAACCTCTGAAGTTTTTTAAGACAAATTTCAAAAAGTTAGTAACACTGTTCCTTGGATAGTCCGCGCACCAAATTTTTAGCTTCAGTGTTATAATCTCTGGTATCAATCTGATCCGAATATTTATTGCGATTCATGTCTTATCTCCATTATTTATAGTACTATGATACAGCATAACATGATGTATGTCAATCATCAGCCACATAGTCTGCCGCCAAAGGGAATACCTTTGAAATAACTGAAGCACATTCCACAGCTAAATCCATGTGTTCTAGCTGTGTGCCATTGGCACTCCGAAGTTCGATATAATGGATCCAACTTCGCAATGTTCCGTTCACATACATGCGGCTTTTTGTGTTTCCCTCTGGTAACACACATCTAGCTTGCTCTTTAGCTATGCCATTTTTTATGGCCCAATCATAAGCTGATTGTGCTGCTGCTAGTACTTTTCTTTGATGCTGTAGCCACAGATATTGCAATTCCTCGTTAGTATTTTCTATACTATTCTGCCTATTATCAGGATCCTGAAGGCGGACTTCACGTAGTTCAAAAGGATAGCCCATGGATTCTGGTTCGGCATATCTTTGACTGAACTCCTGGAAACTAAAGCTGCGATGTCTGAGCATCTGTCTGGCAATATCACGGGTTGTTTCGATTTCCAGGCACATATTCACCATTTCCAGAGGGCTCCAGTGTTTGTGTTGGATCAGATACTCCACTAATTTCTCGGCAGTTTTTTTGTTATTTTGGTTGCTGGGGTTACTTACCCTTGCGCAGTACGCAACCAGATCTAACAGGGTGTCTGATTGCTCTGGTGATTGACTATGACTAATTAGTTTTACTTTCATTTAATGCACTCCACTGATGCTGTTACTTGATAATATGATTTCCAATATCGCTTTCCGTTTGGCGCTAGACGTTTTTCTTTTAGTGTGTCTGTTTCCAAAATAGTAAATGTTTGCCAATTGGGCTGTAATGCATGCTTGGTACACCTAAAACTGGCATGAGCGTATCCAGCTTTGACAGCTTTCTCCATGGATGCTTCGTTTCTGGACACAAATACCTCATGTACATTTGTGCTCTGTGCACTACCAGAAAAAAACATCGTTGCTGATAATGCCATTACTGATAGATTTGTTATTAATTTCCAGTTCATTGCGTATCCTTATTTTGTTAATATTAATTATGGTTATAATCCTGCTGCGTGACATGTTTCTCGAACTGCATCAACTTCGGCGATGTTGTTTTGAAATAACTTCATCCAAAATGGCGGATCGATGATGTCGTTAATTAGTTGTACTTGTTCAGTGCTAAATCTGGTTAAAAGTTGTTCACCACTTTGGCTTAAATATAATGCCCATGGACTTACTTTTGCGCTGCGAATATCATGCACTGCCCTGTTGGCAGTAACTTCACGGAAATACTGATTCCATGATGTTTCATGATCTGTTCCCCATTCTGAAAAGTATATCACTGTGCGTTCCAGGGCCCTTAGACCAGTTTCCTTCCTGACATAGTCCCTGAGCCATTCATTATATGTGATGTCTTTACTCCAGTCGGCTAATTTAACACTCTTTCGTATAAGCCATTCAGCAAATTTTTCAGGATCCAAGTATTCATTGAGTATACAACTTCTACCGAATTTTGTAAATCCCTCATAATATTGACTGCGTATAAAGTCTTCCTGTGTCTTAGGCTTGGTACTGGCTGTATTCAATTCATAAAATAACTGGAATACCCTAAACCCTAATCGGGTGTGCGTCATATCACGATCCGACCAGCGGCGCTTCTTGGGACAGGCATGTGCTGCTAATGTGCGCTCAGATCTAAAACTTTTTTCACACCATTTACATTTAATATTGTCAGTCATTTTGAAAATATCTTCTTGATTTGCTTATCACTTACGCCATGGCTCTTTGCTATTTCCATTAATTCTGCTGTGTTATTTATGGTCATTAATACTTCCAGATCATCGTCCTTGAGTAACGGATATAATTCCGACAATAACTCCCTGATGGGATTCTTTCGCTTGACTGAAGTTGGTGGTTTTACATATGGATGGTACAAAGATTTCCCTTTACCCACGGCGCAAAAACTTTTCCACATCAATTCCGGATGTTTAGTAATTCCCGTATCTGCCAAAAATCCCTTGTTACAGTATAAATTAGTAAAATATATATGATGTTCCGAACTTTCCTTAGTGCTACTTACACTGCGTTGTAACATATAAAAGAAATTACTCAATGCTTTTTGCTCAGCTTGTGGAAGTTCGCTAAAGTAATCCCTGTTTTTGCAATCAATCGCAGCTAACGCTGCCTTGGTATCTATCTTTGCTTTTGTCATCCAATGAGATCGCTTATGGTTAGATCATTGACTTTATTTGCTTCTTTAACAAAATATGCACACTTTGGATTTTTTCCGGATTCAAGAGGAACTGTCAGAATATTGCCATTCTTAAGTTTAGGAAAATACCAAGTAACGTCTTGGAATATATTTGTAATTTGAATCTCCATGCCAATTATCTTGCTGCTAAACATGGGGTTATATGCCAGGGCACGGAATCCACGATTGCTCAAACTCGCTAACGGTATGACTTCCACAGCGGTTAAATCATCATCACATATCATCACGCTCCAATCCAATGGCATGTTAATATTATAATTCCCGATCGTTAGGCATATTGCTGGGGCATGAAAACTTTCCAGAAAAATTAACGGCAACCAAAAATAATCAATGTAATTAGGATCAGATGTATCCAAAACGCAATACCTGATATCATCAATTTGATCTGGTACTGAGTCTAACTCATAGCTTGTATTTTCTGCTGTTAAAATTTTCATCTATTTCCTCTGTGTTGGAGTTGGGTCCAGTAGTTGTTTACTTGGTCGCAAACCGATACCGATAATTTAAATACTATTATACTATTGTTGGCGCTGAATGTCAACGTGTTTTTAACTTTTCTATTTGGGTTTTTATTTGTAACTTTTTGCGCTTCAGATAAGCTATTACATGATCCGGCTTATACGACCTAAATGCATTGACGATCTTTTTTTCGATTTCTTTGTGTTGTGCTTGCAATACTTCTATTCGCTCAGTTTTTTTCATTCAACGTGGCTCCTTGATTTCATATTTTTGCCCTATCATTTGCAATCTCATCTTGTAACATTCTGCAATATTCACGTTCTATATCCAAGGGCGTCTCATTCAGTTCTCCGGATAACTCCTTAACAGAAAGAAACATATCCACTCAGCCCTGTGTAGTCCTATGACTCCTGAACTATAGCAGGATTGTTACTGTGCCGGGCTATTGTACCCACCAGTTTTCCCAGGGAAAGACTATCCAGCTATCATCGTCTGACCTGCTAAGTTCAGATCCATGCCAGCAAATATCAAAGTCTGTGTCAGTGTTTAGTATAGCTACGGCAAAATCTATATAACACTTACCGTCAGCAAGATCACAAGTGTTTGCTATATCGTGCATAGTAGTACCTGAGTCCAAAATATCATCTACTATGAGTATACTTTTACCAGCATATTGTTTAAACAAATGTATTAGGCGTTCGCGATCACAAAACTTACCGTCACGGGTTTGCCACTCCAAACAGTGCATGGGGATATCATACCAATGACTTATTTTAACAGCAAAATCCAGGCCACCACGGCTCAGACCAATTACGCAGTCTGGTCTATATTGTGCTTGACTCATGCCCCTAATAACTTCAGTGTACATGTTATTCATGTCACTGTGAGTGTAATAAACTTTTTTCATATATTTTCCGTTTTAAATATACGGGCATACCCATATAGGAGCCCATTAAATTATTGTTTTGTTTAGATGTGTCTTCAAAAGCATTTGTAAAACTAATATCTGCATATAACTTATGCAATGTTTCGGCATCCACTGCTACACAATCTCCATGATGATAGTTGAGACATTTGGCACAAGCACCATTTAGTATTTCCATTGCTAAGTCTGTCTGATTACTTGTAATCAATTTTGGTTACCTTATGGGGAAATTCTTTTTCCTTGTAAAACTCCTTGCGAACTTTCAAATGTTTTTTACTATACTTTTGATTACTTGTTATGTCATATACAGCCACATAGTCCTTGTCCTGTGCTTTACGAACGCCCCTACCGATGCTCTGGATAACTCTGACAAATGACTTACCTGGCTCGATCATAATTAAATTAAATATTCTGGGTATGTTGATACCCACTGCGGCTACACCATATGTGGCAACAATTACTTTGTTATTCGTTTCACTTACTTCCTCATATTCGTCCTGTCGATCAGTATTCTTTGTGTTACCACTCACAAATACCCAGTCAGGGTTTAACGCACTTAGCATTTCCCCTGTTTGAATACGATCAATCAGTACAAGAGTATTGCCGGTTTTGCTTATAGCTTCAATCATCTCTGCTATATGCCCGATACGCTGAGGATCTGTGGTGAGCCACTTCAACTCCTGGGCGTAGCCTGCAAATCCCATGATACCATCCTGAAGCTGCAATACACTGACATCCAATTGTGCTAATACGCCCATGTCCTGGAGTTCCTTGCTACTGAGCTTTCCTGTTACTGGTCCCAATGCGCAAGTTACTCCGGTTGAATCATATTCTTCCTTGGGGATAGTTCCAGTGAGTCCCCAACGTATGGGACAATTAGCAAACATTCCTGAAAGTTGATCTTTCAGTACATCAGCTTTGGCTTTGTGTACCTCATCCACTATGACTGCTACCACGCCGTCTAGGAATTCAGATATCTCTACCTCTGCTGTGCCTTGTTTGGTCTTCTTTTTTAATTGCTCAAGACTTTGCCATGTGCAGATAGTGTGCGTTTTATCATAATCTTTATGTTTGCCATAATACATACCAACATCCAGACCAATATTTTTATAGTCTCTGAATGTTTGAGTAACTAAATCCACATTGGGGACAATAACAATACTGCGGCCATATGCTTCCACTTTGTGGCTCAAAACAGCAGTAATGATTGTCTTTCCTGCACCTGTGGCAATTTCCTGTAAAGATTGCGGATTATCGAGGAAGCGATTAATTATACCCACCTGATAATCACGCAGTATCACAGGTGTGCCAGCCGCAGGGTGTTTCTCTGGCCATGCTATATAATCATAACTGTCTTGATCAACGGGTCCAAAATTAAAGGACCAATCCTTTCTGTGGTCTTCCACTTCAAGTTCATACCCATCAGCGATCACTATGGGCAATAACTTTTCAAGTATTTGAAAATAAGTCCTTCCACCGATATCACAAAATCTTACACAGCCATCCCACCTGCCCAATTTAAAACTTGGCATATGATAGGCATGTGGCAAAAAGAATTTGGTTGCATCTGACAATTTGCGCCGAGTACTTGCAGCCAGACCATCAAATTTAACATTTACTTCGTCTTTGATAATTAATTTGCATTTATTCATTTACTTAGTATACACTATAACTACCAAATGTCAAGACCAGAGCACCAATAAATAATTTAAATCAATAACTATCAGGTAAGTATGAGATATAGTTGATACGCACCAATAATGTACACAAAAAAGAGTAATTATTCATAAATGACCTTACTAGACAAGCAAACACCAAAACCTGCCACTGAGTCAGAAGCTATTCTACCTCATTTAACATACTTATCCAAAACTATTTTTCAGGTAGGCCACAATGATAACATTTTTCCTGGGTTAACCAATGTAATAGATACAAGTAAAAACATGGGGTTCACAAGAGAAGAATGTCAAAAAATTATTAATTTGGGGATCAGCGGAACCTCACGAAAAGCAGTAATAAGCGGGAGTGTAAAAGCTCAACCGAAAATCAGAAATGTCAACGAATATAATATTGGTATGTCTGAAGATTACACCTGGATATTTAAAAGAATTGCTCAGGCTGTTTCCTACGTCAACGCAGAATTATATAAATTTGATTTGACTGGCATTGTGCATAGTTTAAGTTTGTTACATTATACTGGATCAGATAAAAGTCACTATACTTGGCACACCGATACTGGTCCAGGAGGATGTGCCACAAGAAAAATAAGTGTTAGTGTTTCGCTTAGTGATCCCGTCGACTATCAGGGCGGGCAATTAATTGTCAACGAAAACGGTTGTGAAACGACCAATGTCGCTCATCAAGGCAGTATAGCTATGTTTCCAAGCTTCTGCCTCCATACTGTTACACCAGTAACTCAAGGAGACCGCTGGGTGCTTGTAGCTTGGGTCAACGGTCCTAGATTTAAATAAACCACACTCATAAAAAAACCCCCTGTACCAGCTCGGCCAGGGGGCGGGTCTACTAGGGGGAGGGATTAGCAGACGCGCTTGAGGCAAGTTGATTTAGCAAGCTCCATCCAATTATCGTTACTCATTGCCTTGAGATCAGCAATTTTGAGTACAGTCCGCAAGCTCAACTCTCGTAACCGATCAACGTTATCCTTAAGAAACTGGATGACCTCTTGATTACCTTCGTCACCAAAATTATACTCATCCAGCATGCCATCTCTGACAATTTGATCAATTCTCATGAAGCGATCGCTCTCGCTGTCCATCTCCAGATCAATGTAGTGGCACCTACTTTGCAATGCTGCTAAATGATCTTGGATCTTTTTGCTACGGACGTTCTCGAAGTTCACATTAGTGATAAAAATACACCCTCCAGCAAAATCGAAGCTATCAGGAATACCTTCACGACGCAATGCTGCACTCTCTGACTTCCAAGAAATCTTACGCTTCTTGCCTGAGTCTAGCACAGCCTTCAGCATGTTCAAACATACCTCATCAAACAAGATACTATCACAATCATCAAACACAAGGATATCACCACGGTCCTTCATGTTATACAATGTCTGATATAAGCCTATGGGCGTCATACTACCTTTGACAATTTCAACCTTGTCAAACTTTTCGCCGCTGAGTTTGTTCATGGCTTCATACTCATCCAGAATCTTTTCAACACCAAAACTTTTGCCAACGCCTGGAGGGCCGCTCACTATCATGCCACGCACAATACCACGCGCCACCGCATCTGTCATTTGATCCAGGATATCAAAACGAGCTTTGATGCGATCCAATGCCTGTTCTTTTGTCTCTTGGGACTGAGGTTCTGCTTTTTCCACACCATGGTACTCAACCATATCAGAGCCTTCAAGGTAAATGCGAATGTTACGGCCTGCTTGACCAGTGATGTTTGTGCCATCAACAGTCACGTAATGGCCTTTGGTGCCCAGCTGCACTGCTTTCACAAGGTCGAATACTTGATTAATCACAGGCTTCTTGGCGTATATGCCTTCAATAACAGTTACTTTACTCATTTTCTGTCCTCCCCGGACACTTCTTAAACTATGTATATATAATAACAAAAATCACGAAATAGTCAAGGTCTAAGTGCTTGATTTTATTGATATTTTTTCTGCTGTAAAATCAAGCACTTACCGCGGTCATAAAAAACCCCTAGTCCTTTGCAAAACTAGGGGTCAATTTAGCAGATATTTACTGCTTTTTAAGATAGGGCTTTAATAATTTGTAACCACCGTATGCAATACCTGCATAAGCAAACCATTTAACAAATGGTGTCAAAAACAATGCCGCAAGACTGATACCAACAATTACTGTAGCGTCTGCCTTTTCAGCTTCCATTTTCAGCCAGCCTAGCCATGATCCCAAATTTCCCTTAATTATTTCCCAATTCATACATATCCCTCCTTCAAGATAAAAAAATATTTATGCTTTATATTCTATCTTATCTAACCCAACTAAACTTAGTTTTTGTAGTCAGAAAGAGGAGGTCGTAGTGAATTTCACAAGTATTCAATGCCAATGCTCAATCTTAATGTCTTCCATGCCGGCTGTCCTGAGTCGTGTTATATTTCCCATTTGCCAGCTTTTTTGATCCAACCCTTTCATTACTCCCAAAAACTTATTTCGCAATAAACTCATGGAATTAACTAATTCAGTCAGTGTGATGACCGCATCTTCACCGTCAACATATTTTTCAGCATCACGACTACTGAGCTGCCTATTGTAATGCTCCAGATATTGTCTAAATACCTTGCTCCGTTCTTTACGCAGTTTTATATTCAGATGTTCTAGTATCGCTTCGATTTCTTGTAATTGATTAAATCTATGCTCAGTAACGCCTGGGAGAGCAGCGCTCGCCCTCTCCAGGCTACCTGAAATTCGGCACTCTGCTTTTGCTTCGGATAATTCCGTTTCATAATGCTCAATAGTAGCTATGATTGCTCCCATGTCATTAACAACTGCATTGTACCATCCACTCATGTATTACTCCCAATCATACTCAGCGGTTTCCTCTTCAGAACCTAACTCTAACTCAGACATTATAGCAGTCTTCATTACTTTGTCAAATTCGTTGATATCAACTTCGATCTCAGAAAGATCAGCAATATCAGAGAATACCCTAACCAGGGATTCAGCAAGTTCCACCCTGGATTGTTTAGTAATTGAGGGCTTTACTGTCTCCCAAGTTTCCAATAATAATGCTACATCAGGACTCATTCTGTGCCTCCTCTGTTTCGTTAGCCGCATCGCTATCTGTGTCAAGATCCTCGGTCACTTGGACGTTTTGTGGTGCATGATCCCAATCATCAATAATTAACTGAAGTTTCTCACCAGTCCATCCCTTGCGGAACTCCTTGATAACCTCACCAGTCGCTGGACTAACATATTCCAGTTTATTACCAACTTTGGTTACTATACCCTTGGCTTCAAACATGTCTAACAATCCGCTGTATGGATCCATGCCTGATTCATAAGGAATCTTAATTTGTACACTCTCAAACGGCTTACTGTATCGTGACTTCATTACTTTACATGCTGAGCGAATGCCTTGCACTGTGCTTACTTTGTTGCCATCAGCATCCTCTTTCAGCTTCAGCTTCCGCATAGCAACCACAATACTTGATGCATAGATAAAGCCTTGTCCACCTGAGATCTTGTCGTCTGGGTCAAACATGTCTTGTGATGCATATGTGTGGTTAGTTGCAACAATTCCCACTGGGTAAGGCGCAAGTTGGTTAACCATGTTACGAACCAAACTTGTGAGTGCTTTGGGCTTACGGCCCATGTCACCCTTCATGTCACCTTTCTGGAATTGATCAACATCAGTGGGTGTTAACAACATACCCAAACTATCAATCACAAACAAAACCTTGGGCATCTCTGAGTATTCTAAATCACCATACTTGGCCCTGTAGTCTTTCATGAATTCACTTAATGTCTTGGCAACATCATCAATCATGCTCACAAGAATTTTAAGTAGTTTTTCAGGACTAGTGTCTACATCCAATGCATGCAGCCACTCTTCGTCAAGTGCGTTTTCTGAATCAAACAATACAACTTGGCATCCTTGATCCTGTGCCGCCTTTACAATATTACCAGAACAGATAAAACTTTTACCTGAGCCGGACTCCCCAGCAAATACGCTTACCTTTCCCAAGGGGATACCCTTGTTGAAATCTCCGCTAATTAAATAATTAAGTGTGTGATTTCCTGTGCTGATCCAATCCTTGGGGTCATGGAATCCAGCACTGATTCCATTGATAGATTTAGTGATACCTGTCCTGAACTTTGATAAGTCA